TCCGTATCTGCGGAATTGGTGTGAGATGACAAACTCGTTATGGATCATTAACCGGATAGAACAGTGGGGTCAGAGATTATGGGTTTGGGAGGATTCCCTTCCCTTATCCTCTGACTCTCCTGGGTGTCCCTTCGAGGCAACGAACCATCTTGGCCGACTGGGGTTCAAAGAGGAACCTGCGGGTAAAGTTAGAGTGTTCGCCATGGTGGATCCATTTACTCAATGGCTCTTTGATAAGCTACATCGGCGTATCTTCGAGCTATTGTCCTTAATTCCTCAGGACGGTACGTTCGATCAAGTACAGCCGATTTATCGTCTGTTTGATTGGAAGGCGAAGAAAGAGCTAACAACTCGGTCTTCAATTTCCCTTCATTCTTTCGATTTATCGTCTGCAACTGATCGAATCCCTATCGTCCTACAGAAGGTTCTTCTGTCTCCCTTCTTAACAAGTTGGGGGGCTGAATTATGGGCATCCCTATTGATTGGTCGTAAATACCATTGTGGGAAAAACTATGTTACTATGGTAAAAGGGAAGAAAGTTTCTATCCCTTTATCTAGTACTGGTTATCTCATATATGGTACCGGCCAGCCAATGGGAGCATTGAGTTCTTGGGCGATGTTGGCGTTCATCCATCACGCTTTCGTTCAGTGGTCTGCCTTTCGGGCAGGTAAGGTAAAACTAGGTACAGGATGGTTTGCAGGCTACGCCATCTTGGGAGATGACGTAGTCATAGCAAGCCGATCTGTAGCCAAAGAGTACGCGGCATTAATGTCTCGTATGGGGGTGGGGATTGGGGCTCATAAATCTATGAATTCCAATTCCGGTAAGGCTTTGGAGTTCGCGAAACGTACTTTCTATAATGGAAAGGATGTTTCGGGAATCTCTTTCCGAGAGTTCGTTATAGGTCGACAATCCTTTGCCGGCCTTCTCGAACTTATTCGGAAATACTCCTTAACCTTAGGACAGATGATGTCGGTCCTAGGTTACGGGTTCAAAGCTAAAGCCAACGCCTCCAAACGATTGATGTTACTACCAAAACGGCTCCGTAACTACATTTTGGCTTACTATGGTCCCTTAGGTCTTGTTTATCAAGGATTGGCGTTTTGGCTGCCGATGAAATCGGTTTCCTCACGCTACTTATCCTTGGTAGACAGGGTTGAAACTCTCACTTGGCAGTTCTTTAAGGATGAGATTTCTTCTCTCCTTTCAAAGCTAGATGATTTGCAACCTTTGTTAGAGGAAGCAAAACGTCTAGGGACTGTCAAGCGAGATCGGGAGCACTATATGTCTC